GAAGACGTACCCCATGTGGTCAAGCCATTTTGGGTTTAACTTAATCAAGAGAGGGCCTTACCATGGCTAATACGTTATACGATGCCGCACGTAAGCGGTTCTTAGAAGGGCAGATTAACTGGATGACTGATACCATCAAGGTGTTGCTGGTTGATACTGGCGCTTATACACCGCAGACCAGTACGCACGAGTATCTATCGGATATCTCAAGCTCAGCGCGTATCGCTGGTCCAGTGACATTGACCAGTAAATCTACTGCTGGTGGTGCCGCCGATGGTGCTGACGTTACCTTTACGTCTGTAGCTGGCGCGAGTATTGAGGCAATCATTATCTATCAAGATACGTCGAGTGAAGCGACTTCTCCACTTATCGCATACATAGACACGGCAACTGGGTTACCAATAACGCCTAATGGGGGCGATATTATTGTGACGTGGGATAACGGTACCAATAAGATATTCAAGTTATAAATCAATTACTTAGGTTTAATTTTAGACCATTGACCTATGTGATGATGGGTCAAAAAAGGAGCTATCCGAATGATACCCACCATATCTGAGCTAGGCTACGAAAACGCCCAGCTTAAAAATAAACTGGCAATCTCAGAAGCAAAGCAAAAAGCCGTACTTGTTGAGCGCGACTTTTGGGTCGAGCAGGGGCGCAGCCTGCAAAACCAACTACAAACTAGCCAGCGCATGTATGCAGACTTGTTTGACCAGTTGGGTCGCGGTGTGGTGACTGAGGATAGCCTTGCTGAAAACTTAGCGCTTGCCAGCCAAGAGTTGCGCCAACCATTAACCACCGTTGAGGCTATCCGCGCCCTTACCTCGTCAATGGAAGAAGCGTCGCAAGGCGCTTATACCATGCGTCATGCTGGCGAGCCGATGGGTAATATCAATAAGCCAAAGCACAGAGGTTAGAACCATGACTGATTTAGAGAAACCGGTAGAAACACCTCGCTCAAAAGCAGCTAAGCCACGCGCCAAAAAGAAACCACCCACGCAGACCGCTGGCGTGAATGGCATCGATGGTCATGGTGCAATGGGCGAAGCGCCTATTGATACCTCAGTGCCAGTCGCACCAGCGATTAACTGGCATAGACTTATCAGCTTGCCAGCGTTTGAAATGTTTGTGTTTGAGCAATCAGGATTTGCAAACGTACATCAGATTAATAGTTGGGTAAACAACCGACGCGAAGCATTGGGCGATGAAAAGCTATACAAGCTGTATGCAGACTGGCACAGCAATAAAGGGTATTGGGTTAATGAAACGCCTGACGGCAAGGAGTTATAGATGATAGGTAGACAGCCATTAGGCGATGATTTTCAGTGGATGCACGCAGGACAGATTGGCGCACCGCAGATGACTGGTTTGAATAGCAGTCAGGGTGACATACTAAAGGTTCTTGACGGTGCTTTAATTAATGGGTTTAATTTAAAAACGCCTAATTCTGTTTCTGCGCAGGGTGGTACTGTGGTGTTTGGTTTTGATGAACCTCATGGGTATGAGCTTCGGCAAAAAATACGCATTTCAGGCGCAGATGAAATATCACTTAACGGGGATCATAGGGTAGTAGCAAAAACATCTACTACAGTAAGTATCAATACTCTTGGCGTGTCAGTAACAACTGGTGCAATAAGTATGATTGTTGCGCCACTAGGTTTTGAGTCTATTTTTGGCGCCGCAGACCCAATGAAACGTGCATACAGAAGTTTAAATCCAGCGACAACAAGGACTGTTTTGTACCTCGATTGCTCTCTACCGGTAGGTCATGGTTATAATGCTGGTAGTCCAGTTAAGCGTGCGATGGTTTCTCTTTGTGCGAACATGACCACGCTCGGCGTTCAAATAGGAAGCTATACTGATGCTGAAAATAACTATACCACCAACCCTAACGGAAGTCTTTTTTGGCGGCAACGTAGAGGGCAGTCACCAACATTAGCGGTTAATACTGCAACCGAGGCAAGATGGGTGATAGTAGGTAGTGGTGATTATTTTTATTTTTTCCAAACATGGGGTGATTATGGATCAACTGGCATTGTAGCAAAGCGTAGAGATATATATGCCTTTGGCGATGTTCCAAGTTTCGGCGGCATTGAAGATGATTATAATTGCATGTGGGTCGGGTCTTATAGTGTTAATGATAGAAGCTCTGATTTTGAATATGTATCTAATGGTGCTGCAACAACAGGTTCTTTAGCTACTTTTACGGGCGGTTATTTTATCAGACCTCATAATGGTGGTAGTGCCTTAGCACGTTTTGCATTAACCCCATCAGGTACAACAGCAGGTTTTTACACAGGAATGAGTAACGGCGTAGTCTTTCCTAACCCAGCGTCACAATCGCTTATAGCTGTTCCTTTATATGCCTTATCACAAGGATCACTAAGGGCTGTTATGCCTAGACTCATGGCTATACCGCAAGAGTTAAACAAACTAGACAACACTGCATTTGACTTGATTATAGCTAACAATGTTATGACAGTATGTGTAGAAGCGATGCCAGGTAGAACAGACAATACTTATGGGTATTATGCTATTGACTTAGGGGATTAATATGTCTGAATATACCAGCACTGTATTGAAAGCAGGGTTTTTGTTTCGTACTGAAATAAATAAAAGGCACGTTGCGGCAATATCGTTATTTAAAAATAGTATCCGAGCAACTTCTACGATTACAGGTCGCGTATTTGAGAAAGATATACCTATATCTAGGCGTGTCGCACTTTATGACCGTAAGACAGGGCAGCTTGTAGCACAAACATGGTCAAGTGAAAACGGTGATTATGAGTTCAACACCCTACCGAATGATGATCGGCATTACTATATTGTCACAACTGACGGTAGTGGTAGTAATACTTACTATAATGCAGTGGCTCAAGACTTAATCCAAGCGGTTTAATTTAAGGTGTGGCAATGGCTGACTTACCAAAAGATACCACGCTGATTTTTGAGTTAGGCGTGACCAGCTCTACCACGCTGTCATTTAAAGACGCTAAGCCATTACACGAGCCATCAACCACACTACGGTTTGATAAAGAGTTTGTTGCACCGTCAACCGTTTTGCGCTTTGGTAATGAAGAAGCTGCACCAAATATCCTTGTGTCCAGTGTTCCTCCAACACTGGCGTTTGGCACAGCCGTACTTCGTTATGGCGTAGTAGCTATCAACACAAGCAGTATTAATAGCCTTGCCTTTGGCGCGCCGTCAATCAGGAATAATGCGACTGCAATTTATGCAAAAAGCATAACGCCTGAGCAGTTTAATAAACCCACGATATACAACTACGATACTTACACTAAGTTGGCTGGTATCGATAGCGTTATTTATGGCCGAGCTTATGTGCAAGGTGGCGTTAAGTATTCGGTAGCTTACGGCTTTGACGCAAGCGCCTTTACCAAGCCATTAGTTGTCAACACTAAAGCCGAACAGTACGCCAAGCCAAAAGGTATTGACGCGCCAGCAATCGAGCGCCCGATTGTTAGACCTTACATCGCACACCCTAAAGGGGTTTACTCGCAAGCGTTTGGCGTTCAGCACCGCATTGGTTTTATACCCACGCTAAAGCCTGACGGTTTATCACATACCAAGTGGGGCAATACAACAATATGGGATCACACTAGACCGCTTAATGTAATTGGGTTTAATTCTTTTGACTCAGGTTACGCGAAAGTCTTTGATCCTATGCGTAGGATATACACACCGTCATTAATCACTTCAGCAATTTTTGGTGATACCGCGATAAGGAATAAGAACGCCTTTATCAAAGCGCGTGGCATTGACGATGGTTATGTATCTACATGGACAGTCGTTGCTAATATAAACAGAACACTGGCGCACAGTGGCAGTAATTACCTTGCTTTTGGTGCAACCAATGTACGCAATAAAACGCCGTCTATATTCATAAGCAGTATTGACGCGCCAGCTTTCAACACACCAGCGATAGGCTATCGCCAGCGCACCGTCAAGCCAACTGGTTTTGACAGGCTTGCACTTGGTAAGCCGTTGGTTATAAAGACGCCTGAGCTTGCACCTAAAGGATTGCTTGCGTATCAATCAGGTCAAACGACCATATCTAATAAAATCCGAACCATCAAACTAGATGGATTTGACCATGCTAGATATGGCGAGAAGCATACGGTATGGCTGCGTGTGCGCTTGCTCACGCCTTTGTCATGGGTATCTAACCTTAATGGCAGGGCGGTACTGACGCACAATGTAAGAGAGCTTATTGCTGGTGGTTATGACAGCGCAAGGTATGGCGCAGCATGGGCGAGCTTTAGCCCTCGTTCAATCGAACCTCAGTCTATCTTTAAAGAGTTCCCGACAAGGCATTTAGTAGGGCGACTACAAACAGTCGCGCCAGCTGGCTATATCGCCACCTTGTTTGGCACTCGTATCATACCAGTAGCTCAAACATTATACCCATTAGGGTTTGCTGAGCGCTTTGGCTTGCCAGTCATCGATTGGTACACGCGCCAGCTATTTGCAAAAGGGTTTTTCACTGGCGCAGAATATCAAGCGCTGCGCTGGGGTTATACGCACGTTTATAATTCAGTGCAATATATCAAGCAAGAGCCTGACCTTACTGGTGGGCTTGCGCCTCCCAAGTGGTCGGATTGGCAATCGATAGAAAATAGGAATAAGCGCATTGGCGTGACTGGCTTTCAGTCACAGCGATTTGGTTATACCAAGATAGACAACAATGCTGAACTGTTACTACCAATAGGTATTAAGCCGCCTATTATCGGCGGTGGCATGGTTGCTGGTGCCATTAGGCATATCACGCCAGCTGGCATGGAAGCACCTTATTTTGGCTCGTACAACTCTATCTACAATGACGCAAGGATTGTGGCTCATAAGGGCGGCGTACACTCAACATACGGCAAGCCATTGGTTGAAAGTAATAGGCGTTACTTCAAGGGCATTGGTCGCTTTGAGAGCTTAGAAATAAGCGAGCCTATGATTTCTTACGCGATAAGAACACTGCGCTTCGATGAAAGGTACGGCATTGCACCGCCACAGATAAACCTACCAGTCATCGACAATCACACAAAGCATGTTGAGTGCGTAGGTTTTGAGTCTAGCCGTACAGGGCTTCCAACCTTATTTATTCACTTTAACATCATATATCCAAAATGGCGGCAGCTTACAAGATATGGCGAGGGCCGCGTTTATAACCTCACGCCCGAAATGCGTACCTATGGGCATGACAGTATAGAGTTTGGCGTAACAGCTATCCGTACTCAGTGGCGCAATGTCACAACAATGGGCGATACTGCGACCTTGTTTGGTAAGCATTATATATCAGACCGCACCAAAACCATTGGCTCACAAGGCTGGCTTGACACCAAGCTCAGTCAAAAGCATATAGTCATCAACACTGGCGCACCGCTATTTTCCGAGCAAAAAATCAACCTTGATAGATATGGTATAGCGGTTCCTGATGTTAACCCTAAATACTTACAAGTACCTGAGCCTGGGTTAAATCAAAACGTCATTTATGTTAGTCAAAATGACGCCAATACATTGTTTGGTAGCGCAGTCGTTAGGGCAAATAGTATATTGCTCGATAGTGGCATGGGGATTTATACAAGAAACTTTGGTAATGACAATCGTATTGAGCTAAAAAATAGAGCTATTGTGCTTAGCGATGAAGATAAAATACAAAGCCAAGTCCAACTTGGTAAGCCTAGACTGTCGCCGCATACTATTTATGCGCCTTATGAAGCGCCAGATCAAGCCATAAACAATCATCTTACTGGTGGTAAAACGCCGCCGCATTATATTGACTACTACACACCAAAAGGCGTAGGCGTAGCACTTGGCACACCGAAAGTAGAAAACCAAAATAGGTATATAAGAGCGCGTGGCTCAGACAGTATGGTGATAGGTAGGCCACGCGCATACCTTAAGGCGATTGTGGTCAGCCTTAACAGGAATGGTATAACTGCTGGCAGGGCTGGCGTACCAAAGATACCGTTTACAAGACAAGATTTATTGTTCCGCGACCAGTCAGTTGACTCACTTACTGTTGGTAAGCCTGATGTTATATCTACGTGGTCAAATATTGATAACGCTGGCGGTATATCCATGCCAGCAATACCTAAGCATGAAGTGCAGTTAAAGCACAGATGGGTTAAGCCGATTGGTTACAGTAATTTATCAATGGGTGCTAGTAAATATCAGGACAATCCTTATATGTGGCAGGGCTTGCGTGTGGGCGCTAATGTACCAACCAAGATAAGTGCTGGTGATACCTCTATTTTTGGCACTGCCTTTATATCCGCAAGAGTGCGTGGTATCTCAATAGAGGGTATCGACTCATTTGTTAGTGAATACGATGTAAATAGCTTTGCAGATAGAATGAAAGTGCATCGCGGACGCCCACTACCTAATCCAATAGACAGAATAACGACTGAGGGCTTTAACGCCCATCAATCAGGTACGCCAAACATAGGTCATGGTCAGCGCTATATCAGACCTGACGGCAACTCAGACCAATTTAGAAAAGGAGGCTATCATGCCTAGTCAAAGTTTTATGCCCTGCCGTGGTATCGATAACACAAGCGAAGATGCAGCCATGGTGCAAGGTGGCCGCGAGCCATTCGTTTATATGCGCGATGTGGTGAACGCGAATATCACGCCAGCTGGCAAGATAGATATGATTGCCAGTGGTGGCAAGGTGACAGATAGCGCCTACAAATGTATGTGGCAAAGCCCATTGCACAAAGATGTGTTTGCGGTTTACGTCAATGACTGGGTGAAAGTAAAGATAGATGGTAATAGCTGGTCGCACGAGGTACTGGCAACCATTGGTGATAGCGAGGTGTGCCATACCGTCCTAAACAATCAGGTCGTGGTAGCTGGTGCGCAAGGCTTGTTCACTTACAATGGTCAAACGTGCCAGCCTTTAACGATTGATAAGCCACCAGCGCCGATTTCTGATGATAACGTGGAAAACACCAAGCCATCATCAAGAAGCGTGGCTATCTCATGGCTGCGTGGCTCAATGGAGTCTAGCTTATCAGACTATGTGACTTCCGGTGAGTCAGCAAATATTGTACTACCTATGGTTTTTGACCCTACCGTGACTGGCGTAAATGTCTATGCGACCAGTGTTGGCGGTACTGATATGCAGCTGGCTGGCACGATGGATAGAGCCGCGACCAACTTTGCAATCACCAAAGATCATAAACTTGGTATGGCTGCACAGTTCGCGCACCTATCACCTATGCCTACTGGTAAATTTCTATGCTACTGGCGTGGACGCTTAATTACTGCAACTGCTAACGTCATCCGCTTTTCTGAACCACTGGCCTACCACTTGCACGATGAACGTCATGGTTTTATTCAAACCAGCCAGCGCGTCACCTTTATCCAGCCAGTCGAGAATGGCTTGTGGGTTGGTCAGTCCGACCATGTGATATTTATTCAAGGCACCAGTCCTGATGCTATGACCGTCTCTATTAAGAGCGCACAAGCGCCAGTTCCAAAC